GTCAACTAGCAAAGATAAAGCGAATACGCTGCTGCAGATTATAGGAGTTGGAGACAAATTATATGAATTAGAACAACAGGAAGTATCACTATACAACAAACGTAAACAATAGGCCAGATTTCAGATCAGAAAAAAAAATATGCTAAAGAAATGACTTATTATCCGGATGCTCCAAAGGTCCCAATTTCTGCATCTGAATTAATCAAGCAGCAACAAGAAATACTTGCACGAAATGGTGCTAATCAAAGAAAAAGAGCAAACTTGCAATATTTAGAAAGCCAGGCTAAACAAATTCAGCAGCAGCTTGATGACATCCTAGCAAAACAAGCTGCAGTGTTAGCGGATTTAGAAATGGCTAGAAAATCAGCATTAGATTTGTTTGATGAGTCAACTGAAGAGCTTGAAAACAATATTACCAATATTGAAATAATTAACCGTAAAGTAAGTACGAACCTTGACAAAGACAAAGCCGAAGAGGATGCGCTTGATTATGATAGTCAATACAATACTTTGACAACTCAAATTGATAATGTAAGGAAATCTAAAACGGACTTATTAACAAATGCAAGTTTACCATTACCTGGCTTATCAGTAGTGGATGGCGAACTCACTTATAACGGATTTAAATGGGACAACATGTCTGGAAGTGATCAACTTAAAGTGTCTACTGCAATAGTAAGAAAGCTTAATCCTAATTGTGGTTTTGTCCTCCTGGATAAGCTAGAACAAATGGATCTAGAAACATTAAAAGATTTTGGAGATTGGTTGGAAGCAGAGGGACTTCAAGCAATAGCAACTAGAGTCAGTACAGGCGATGAATGCAGCATTATCATTGAAGATGGTTATGTTGCAGGAGCTGAGAAAATTGAAGTAAAAGAAGAAATACAAACATGGAAAGCAGGTGAATTTTAAATGGAAATAACAAGAGGAAAATTAAGCAAACCGCAGAAAGTAGTCATTTATGGTCCTGAAGGTATAGGAAAATCAACTTTTGCATCTAAGTTTCCAGACCCTTTGTTTATTGATACAGAAGATAGCACAGTAAGTATGGATGTAGCTAGATTACCTAAACCATCATCATGGACAATGGTACTTCAGCAGGTAGCTTATGTAAAGGCTAATCCTAAAATCTGTAAAACATTAGTTGTTGATACAGCAGATTGGGCTGAAAGACTTTGCTCTGAACATATTTGTTCAAAATCTAATGTAAAAGGAATCGAAGATTTCGGCTATGGTAAAGGTTATGTGTATCTAGAAGAGGAATTTGGAAGATTTTTAAATCAGCTACAGGACATTATTGAATTAGGAATTAATGTAGTTATTACAGCTCATGCTGAAATCAAAAAAATTGAACAACCTGAAGAGATTGGAGGATATGATCATTGGCAGCTTAAACTTGAAAAGAAGACTATGCCACTTTTAAAGGAATGGGCAGATATTTTACTCTTAGCCAACTACAAACTTTATGTAGTCAATGTAGATAATCAGGGAGCTACTAAAGGAAAGAATAAAGCACAAGGTGGTTCTAGGGTAATGTATACGAATCACACACCTTGGTGGGATGCAAAGAACAGACATAATCTTCCTGATGAGCTACCATTTGATTATAGCAAAATAGCTAATATATTTGAGAATCAAGCACCGGTTAGTCAAGCGGTACCAGTACTTAAGGAAGTACAGCAAGCAACTGTTACAGCTCAACCTACAGTAGTTCCACCAGTAACACAGAGTAAGCCGGCAGAGAAGCTAAAGGAGATGCCTAAGGCAAATACACCTGAAACATCTAAAGATGATTTAAAGGGCATACCAAAGGCTTTGGCTGATTTAATGAAAGCTAATAATGTAACTTTGGAAGAGATATATGCAGCTGTTACAAAACGTGGATATTATCCTATTGGCACACCTATAACAAATTATGATTCGAAATTTATTGATGGTGTTTTGGTTGGAGCATGGTCTCAAGTTTATGATATAATTTTGGAAATTAGAAGTGAAAATGACATATTTACACCAGTAATAGATGATGATGAAATACCATTTTAACAACATAAAACAAAAAGGAGAATAAAAAGCATGAATGATATTGAAAAAGAAATAGGTTGGGATGACCCAATAGAGAAAGATGGTCCTGAGTTCGTATTACTTCCAGCAGGTGATTATGATTTTGAAGTTACAGAATTTGAAAGAGGAAGACATCCAGGAAGTGATAAGCTACCACCATGTAATAAAGCAATAGTATCTATTAAAATAGAAGGTCCTGAAGGAATATCTAACATTAAACATAATTTATTCCTACATAGTAAAACTGAAGGTATGCTATGTGCATTCTTCACTGCAATAGGACAGCGTAAAAAAGGTGAAAAAGTTAGTATGAATTGGAATGCTGTTGTTGGTTCAAGAGGAAGAGCAAAAGTAGCAATAAAGAAGTGGACATATGAAGGTAAAGATTATGAAGGTAATGAAATAAAGAAATTCTATGAACCTGATGAAAATAATAATGTAAGCTTTCAGGCCGGGAGGTTCTAACTATGCAGCTTAGACCTTACCAGCAAGCAGCAAAAGATGCAGTTGAAGCTGAGTGGGTTAAGGGTAATAAAAAGACTTTATTAGTACTTCCAACTGGCACGGGCAAAACAATTGTGTTTGCAAAAGTTGCTGAAGATTGTGTTCGAAACGGTGAGCGGGTTTTAATCCTAGCTCACCGAGGAGAACTCCTTAACCAAGCTGCAGATAAATTAAGTAAATCCACAGGCCTTGGATGTGCAGTAGAGAAAGCCGAAGATAGTTGTCTTGATAGTTGGTTTAGAGTAGTGGTTGGGTCTGTTCAATCATTAATGAGAGAAAAAAGGCTCAATCAGTTTAACAAAAATTATTTTGATTCAATAATTGTGGATGAAGCGCATCATTGCATAAGTGATGGTTATCAAAAAGTTTTAGGTTATTTTGACCAGGCTAAAGTCTTAGGGGTAACCGCTACTCCGGATCGCGGAGACATGAAAAATTTAGGTACATATTTTGAAAGTCTGGCATATGAATATTCTTTACCTAAAGCAATAAAAGATGGCTTTTTAAGTCCTATTAAAGCATTAACTATCCCTTTGAAATTGGATTTAACAGGTGTAGGACAGCAAGCAGGAGACTTTAAGACAAGCGATTTAGGAACAGTATTAGATCCTTACTTATATCAGATTGCTGATGAAATGGTAAAGTGCTGCATGGATAGAAAATCAGTAGTATTTTTACCTCTTGTAAAGACGAGTAAGAAATTTAGAGATATTTTACAATCTAAAGGTTTTAGGGCTGCAGAGGTAAATGGTGATAGCAAAGACAGAGCAGAAGTATTGGCAGATTTTGACGCAGGCAAATACAATGTATTATGTAACAGTATGTTGCTTACTGAGGGTTGGGACTGTCCATCTGTAGATTGTATAGTAGTTCTAAGACCAACTAAAATACGAAGCTTATACAGCCAAATGGTAGGTCGTGGGACAAGGATATTACCAGGGAAAGACCATTTATTATTATTAGATTTCTTGTGGCATACAGAACGTCACGAACTATGTCATCCGGCAAACTTAATTTGTGAAAATGAAGAAGTAGCAAATAAGATGACAGAAAATATAGAAACTGCAGGCTGTCCTGTTGACATAGAAGCCGCTGAAAAACAAGCAACTGATGATGTAGTTTCTCAAAGAGAAGAGGCCTTAGCTAATTTACTTAAGGAAATGAAAAACCGCAAACGTAAGCTTGTTGATCCTCTGCAATTTGAAATGAGTATTCAGGCGGATGATCTAGCAAGTTATGTTCCGGCATTTGGCTGGGAAATGGGACCACCTTCATCCAAGCAGATTTCAGTTCTTGAAAAAATGGGAATACTCCCTGATGATATTGATAATGCAGGCAAGGCTACAAAATTACTTGAAAGACTTGATAAAAGACGCTGTGAAGGGTTGACTACTCCTAAACAAATTAGATTTTTAGAAAGCAGAGGATTTGATCATGTTGGTACATGGCAATTCGATGGAGCAAAAAATTTAATTGATAGAATTGCATCTAATGGATGGAAAATACCTAGAGATATAAAACCTAATGAATATAAGCCAGAATATAAACCTAACGAGGTATTAGAATGGTAGACAACAAATATAACTTAATTGAAGTTTTAGAATATATAGATCCTTCTATCCTTGATTATCAAGAGTGGTGTTCTGTCGGTATGGCACTAAAAGAAAGTGGACATACAGCATCCGATTGGAATATATGGAGTAGTAGTGATTCAAGGCGATATAATCCTGGTGAATGTTTCAAGAAATGGGACAGCTTCCGTGGCAATAGTAAGCCGGTTACAGCCGGCACTATTGTCCAGATGGCTAAAGACCAGGGATGGTTACCTAAACAATTTACAAATGATAAAGAAAGTAAAGCATTAGAATGGGATGACATTATAGGAGCCAAAGACGAATTAGTAATTGTAGACAGAAACTGGCTTGAAGGCAAAGATATTGAAGAACCAAATGACTGGAATCCAGTTGGCCAACTTGTAAAATATTTAGAAATATTGTTTGAGGCATCGGAAAATGTAGGTTATGTAACAGATAGTTGGGATAAGGATGGCAAGTATCTCCCAACTAAAGGGGCATGGGACCGGACTGCAGGTGAACTAATTCAATTACTAAATAAATGTAAGGGT